GAAAAGATTTCAACATCAGACTTCAAGACGATAAAGGAAACCTTAGATACGGCGGGTCTATTGCTGTAAAAGTTGGCGAATTTTATGAGCAAAGAAGAGATAGCAAAGGACCTAAAGGAAGGTTTGATCCAAAATCGTTTACAACTTTATTAAATAAAGACTCAGATATATCTACATTCTTCCATGAAACTGGTCATTATATGTTGTCAGTTATGGAAGATATTGTTTTAAGTGGTGATGCTCCTGCCGACATAATAAATGACTTTAATGTTTTACTTGATTTCTGGGGTGTTGAAGATATAGATACATGGAGCAAATTGTCTTTAGAACAGAAAAAAGAATACCATGAAGCATTTGCTTTAAATTTTGAAATTTATTTGCATACAGGTAAAGTGCCAGTTAAAAAACAAGGTTTGCGTAGAGTATTTAGAGACTTTTCAAGATTTCTTGAAGAAATTTATCAAGACATTAAATACAATCTTAATAACACATATAAAGCATTATTTGGTAAAGACTTACCAGTTCTTACAGATGAAGTAAGAAGTGTTATGGATCGTATGCTTTCAACTAATCAAGACATAATATTAGCTAACGAAATGTATGGAATGAAAGCAATGTTCCAAACAAAAGAGCAAAGTGGTATGTCAGATTCTGAATGGGCTAATTACCAACAACAATTGCAAGAAGCATTTGATGAGTCTAAAGAAATATTAAATCAAAAAAGCATGGCACAATTAAGTTGGTTTGAAAATGCTAAAAGTAAATATCTAGCTGATTTACAAAGAAAACATAAAAAAACTTATAAAAGAGTAGAAGCAGAAGTTACTGAAGAAGTAGAAAACGAAACAGTATATAGATTAATTAACTATTTAAAAAAGGGAGAAACAAGAAATGACAAAGGCGAAAAAATAAAAGTTCAATCTGGAAATAAAATATCTATTGAGAGCGTAAAACAACTAGTTCCATTTCACGATATGAAATTTGAAATGAAAGAACTTGGTTATGGTAAGTCAGGTATGTTAGCTAAAGACGGTCAAAGTGTAGAAGATATAGCAGATTTGTTTGGTTACAAGAGTGGTTTAGATATGTTAGACGCAATATTAAGTGCAAGAGATATAAAGGAAGTTATTAAAGAAAGAACAGAAAAACGTATGTTAGAAGAATATTCTGAATTAGTTGATGAGAAAAAAATACAATTAGGATTACAAGAAGCTTTACACAATGAAGCACGAGCAAGATTTATTTCTTTAGAACTTAAATTTTTATCTAAATCTACACAACCAGTTCGTTTACAAATTGCGGCAGCAAATGAAGTTGCATTAGACATACTTGCTAATACAAAATTAGAAGACATAAAAGTTAGTGATTATACTCGTGATGAAGAAAAAGCAAGAAAAAGAACAGAAGAACATTTAGGTAAAAAAGATCCAGACAGTTTAAGAATGGCTGTAGAAGCTAAACGATCACAATTAATAGCAAATCAATTAGCAAAAGAATCAGTTGAAATATTAAAACGATACGACAATGCAACTAAGAAAAATGGAAAATTTCAAAAGTTCTTACAAACAGATAAACAGTTTAGAGATAAAAATAACAAGTCAAAAAGAAATATGTTTTTAATAGATGCAGGTAGAGCTATCTTGTATTCCTATGGTATTGGCAAACAAAGAATAAATGTACAAGAAAAGATGAAACAAATACAAGAATACAATCCATTTACATACGAACAATTAGAACCAATTATTTTAAAAGCAAGTCAAAAAAGTGGAAAAACAGAATTAACATCTTTAACAGTTGATGAATTTTATAATGTAGAAGATACGCTAGATACTTTATGGTATCAATCTTTAAGGGATGAACAGATAAGACAAGGTAATAAATTAGTAGCTTTTCAAGAAGCATTACAACCAATATTAGATTTATTAGATAAAAGAATATCTCAAAGCCCTGCGGCACGAGAACGACAAATTAATCCACCGGGCAAATCAGAAGCAGTTAATGTTGGGTGGAAACAAAAACTACATAAATTTGCTTTAACATTAGGATCTAATTTGCAACGCATGGAAAGTTTTGTTGATCTTATAGATGGTGCAGATGAAGTTATGAAAGGCTTTGGTTCGGCAGTACTACAGTTAAAAGACGGTAAATTAGGATATTTATATAACACTTTATTTTATCCAATAAAAGAAGCATTAAATGAATATAGAGAACAACAATATGTAATTACTAGAGAATATACTGAGTTAGTAGCTGCCTTAGATTTTGGTAGCAAAGAAACTAAAATAACTGCATTTGAATTTAATGAAGTTTCTGAAGAATCAACTCCATATACATTTGGTACAGATTCTGATGGTATAGGAAAAGTAGAATTACTTGGAGCTATGTTGCATACAGGTAATGATAGTAATCTAAAAAAATTATTATTAGGTAGAGGTTGGGGTTCATTGAATGAAGATGGCACTTTAAATACAACACATTGGGATAATTTTGTACAACGTATGAAAGATGAAGGGTTTTTAACAGCAACTGATTATATCTTTATGCAAGCTGTATGGGATTTAAATCAAAAAATGTTGCCACTTTTACAACAAGCACATAGAGAACTTAATGGATATTATTTTAAAACTGTAGAAGCTACACCTATTGTTAATGAGTTTGGTACTTTTAGAGGTGGATATGTCCCTGCAAAAGGCGATCCTAATATGACTAAACAAGACGTAGAAATAACTGTTGAACAATTAGAAAGAGAGTTCAGATTGTCATTACCTATGGTAGAAAACGGCATGACAAAAGAACGTAATGAAAATTTTGCACAACCATTATCGTTAAATTTAAATTATATGACTAAACATATAGATGATTCTTTGCGTTATGCATATGTACAACCTAAAGTAAAAGACGCTTTAAAAATAGTAAATAACAAAGAATTCCAGAAAAAATTACAAATATTAAATCCTACAAAATTAGATTATTTAATTAAACCTTGGCTACAAACAGTTGTATCGCAAAGAACTTTTGCTCCTACTGGATTAGGACCAGAATTTGATCAAGGATTAAATACAACTAGAAAAAAAGGTGGTATGGCAGTTATGTTCTTTAATCTTAAGAATGCCGTAGAACAATACACAGGTGTATTTCCTGCAATGTTAAAAGCTACACCAGTACAAATGATAAGTTCATTGCAAAATTATATGCAAGATAGACAAGGAACTATGCAAGCAATTGCAGATTTATCACCGTTTATGGCAGATCGTCAACTTAACCAAATATTTGATATACAAGATAGATTAAATGAATTATTAATTAATCCAAATAGATTTGACAGATTTAAAGATTGGTCTACTAGACACGCATATTTTATCCAACAAACATTTCAAAACCAAGTAGACGCTGTTGTATGGATGGCAGTATATAACCAAACACATCAAAAATTACCTACATCTATGAGCGATATAGATGTACAAACAGAAGCTATAAAGCAAGCGGATGCCGCTGTTCGTATGACACAAGATAGTTTATTACCAGAAGACAGAGCAGGTTTTCAAAACTGGAATCCTATAATTCAATCTATAAGTCAATTTACTGGTTACTTTAATAACATAGCTAACTTAGACAATAATCAATATCAAAAAATAACAAGAGATATCGGATTTAATAATAAAGGCAAAGGTACAGAACAATTATTTTATATGTATCTTTATGCAATTATGATGCCCGCTGTTATTGCAGGTCTTATTGGTAGAACTTTTGCAGGTAATTTGTTCTTAGATGAAGATGATGATGGCATGATAGCTGATGACATGATGAAAGCGGTATTAGGAGATCTTATAGACTATAAGAAAGCATTTGTTCCAATCTTTGGTAATGCATTGCTTATTCCTATAAATCAGTTTGATAATAAACCTTGGAATGACAGTATGATTTCTAGCCCATCTATAGAGTTATTAACAAGAGGTATAAAAGCACCATTCGATTTAGCAGTTGATGTTTATCAAGGTAAAGGTATTAGCGGTTATCAAATAAGAGATATAAGTGCATTGGTTACAATACTTTCTGGAATACCAGTTACTCCTGTCGGTAGAACTGGCGGTTATTTATTAGATGTTTATCAAGGAAAAGTTAATCCAGAAAATACAGCAGATTTTATTAGAGGAACGCTTACAGGTAAATCTAGTAAAGGAAGTAGGAGGTAGATAAGGTGTGACCGTAACCAATAAAAGTAATTGTATCTTTAGTAAGATATACAAATTGTTTCGTCAATGACGATTAATTCTACAGTAAGAAAGACGAACCTGTTTGTAGGTAATGGAAATGCTAGTACTTTTCCGTTTGCATTTAAAGTATTTACAGCGTCAGAAATAGTTGTAGTTAGAGTTACTACCGCAACAAGTACTGAAACTACTTTAACTTTACAAACTGATTATACTGTTCTTTTAAACCCAGATCAGAACAGCAACCCCGGTGGTAGCATCACCTTAGTATCTGGTGGTGTAGCACAAAATTTGGCAACTGGATTTAATTTAATTATTACTTCTGACGTACAACCTACACAGGGAACAGATCTAACAAACCAAGGTGGATTTTTTCCAGAAGTTATAAACGATGCACTTGATAAAGCAGTAATTTTACATCAGCAACAACAAGAAGTATTAGATAGATCTATTAGATTTGCTTTAACAAATACAATTGGTAGTTTAGAAATAACTGAAGATGCTACTGCTCGTGCTAATAAAATTTTAGGTTTTGATTCACAAGGTGAGTTTCAAGTAGCACAAGAATTAGGTGTTAATAAGGGAGATTGGGCGGCAGCTACTTCATATAACATTAGAGATATAGTTAGAGATGCATCTAATTACAATGTATACATTTGTAAAACAGCACATACATCTAGTGGTTCTACACCACTAAAAACTAATGTAGATATAGCTAATTGGGATCTGTTAATAGATGGAGAACAAGCAGGTATTGCTGCAAACACGGCAACAGCACAGGCAACAATTGCTACTACTCAAGCAACTAATGCCGCTAATGAAGCAACAGCCGCTGCGAGTTCTGCAAGTCAAGCTTCGACTCATAGGAATCAAGCATCGAATTCAGAAACGATGTCTGCAACTCACGCAAATACTGCACAAACAAATGCACAAAATGCTGCAACTGATGCGGCTGCAGCAAATCAATCTAAGCTTGACGCACAGGCAGCAGCGGCGGCAGCCCAATCAGCGGGAGCAGGTGGTGCTGTAAAAATAAGTGCTACCGATACAACAACTGGGTTTATGACACAGAAATTTGTTGAAGGGATAGATATTGTATTTACCCTTAAAAACCAAGGTGGCAACGAACAATTAGAAGTTTCTGCTCCATATGGTGTCGCATATGCAATTGCTTTAGGAGGTTAAAACGCAATGGCAAAAAAATTATTACACGACTATACCTTTGATGCATCTGCCAAGCAGATAGTTTTGCAAGGAGTATATAAAAGAGAAAGATTATTAATGGTCAGTAATGTTACTGATAACGTAATACTTTTTGTTTTTAACCAAACTGCTTTTAGTTTAACTTCCTTTTCTAATGATCTTACTGCACAAACTACAACATTAAATTTGACGTATGACACTACGTCTATGTCAGACACAGATGTACTGCAAATATTTATAGAAGAAGATAGCGTAGCAATTGCACCTGCTGAAACATATGTAGATCCTGTATCTAAATTAAGAGTAAGTAATCCAGAAAACTTAATTGATACTGACTTTGAATATGGATTACAATCTACAAAATGGGAAACATTAGAACTAGTTAAAAATATTCCTACATTTTATAGTCGTAATGGTGATGAAAGTTTAAGTTTATCTAGTGTAACTAAAACAAATAATAGTGAAATTATATCTGTTGTAACTACTGAAAGTCATAATTTATCTATAGGTAATCCAATTATTGTTCAAGGTACTGATAGCATTTCTGCTGATGGTGCTTTTATCGTTACTGCTATACCTTCAACTACTAGTTTCCAATACAAAGCTAAATCAGCACAATCTGGTACTGGATCTATATTAGATACATACACACAAATATTTGTTGGTTCTGTTTATCAAGGTACTGAGTTTCAATTATCTGCATTAAATGCAATTACAACAGACGCAGCAAACCCATCTACATTAACAGTAGAAACAGAAGACCCTACAAACTTTAGCGTAGGAACTAGTTTCTTTTTAAGTAATAGTTTAGGTAGTAAAAGTATTTCTGTTAACGCAGCAAATGTAGAACCAAACAATCATAGAACAAAACACGAAACATTTACACACATGACCGCCACCAGTTTTGGTGACAAGTCTAAATGGGCTATTGGTGCTATCAATCCCTACAACTGGACTCCAATGCGTGGAATGTTTGTAATTATTGGTGGACAGGCAGATAGTGATGTTAACTTTAACACTACAACTAATGAAATAGAATTTAATGAAGATCATGTATTTGCTGATGGTGAAGCTGCATATTGGGTTACAGGATATGGAAACAGCACACCGGGTGGTTTAGCAGAAAGACCTTATTGGGTAAGAGTTGTAGATAGTAAAAAGATATATCTTACAATTAGTGGTCCTACAGGATTAAACAGAGTAAACCTTACAACCCAAGGAGCTAACGCAGGTCATATGCGTTCTTGTTTAATGTATGGACTTTATGCTTCTTCAGTAAATACAACAACAGAAGTGTGGACGTTTGATCAAAACTTTACTGCATCTAATGGTTCACATCCTGCAGGTATGGATGCTAATACTCCTTATCTTTCCTTCTACACAACGATAGGTGGTTTTAGTTATATAACAAGTCCATCAACTTACTTTATGTATTACAACGAAAATGATGGTAACCAATATGAACATTATCTTGCACCCGAATCTGGCACACAAAACCAAGCTAAATTTTTAAATACACCGGGTGGTGCTACTGCTAATGCGACAAGTGCTACTGTTAATGGAATCATTGTTCCTATGGAACGGCAACAGAATAGTGATTTTAATACCTTTTATTTACCTAGAGGTGGATGGGTTAATGGAGATATTGTGTACTACAACTCTACATCCATTCCTGGTGGTGTAACTAACAATGGCTTTTATCAATTAATAGCGGCTCATTCTGATTACCCAAACAGATTTAGATTACAAGCTATCAACAGATATCCTGCTAATTCCAACATAGTGAATCTTACAAATTATGGTGGTACAACAAACAACATATCTTCATTTTTTCTTACACAAAATACATTAAGAACTGCACCAACTGGTGAAACAGGTGGTTGGGCTTTAGGTTCTGTGCAACCTAAGAACTGGTTACCAGAAGATGCATTTTTCTTTGTACCGGGTACAGGTACTAATAGTACTATTGGTGTAGACGCAACTGCTAATACAATTGAATTTACTAGTCCTCATGGGTTAGTAGACAATAAACCATATGTATATTTCATTGGTTATGGTAATAGTAATATATATGGATTAACAGATTCACGTTGGTATTACGTTAGAGTAGTAAGTACTACTAAAATTTATTTAACTTTAACTGAAAACAGTACAACTCCAGTTAGTATAAGTAATGCAGGAACTGCGACAGGTATATCAAGAGGGTGTTTTGTTAAAGCATATCGTGCTACAGGATCAGCAAATACAGCAGAAGACACTATTACTTTTATAGATAATTTAAATGTAACAGCAGGGCAAGATCAATTATTAATGGCTTGCTATACAACTTTTGGTGGCATAACTGTATTTAGTGGTTCTGGTATGCTATTAAGCTATGAAATAGGTGGAGGTCAAGTTGTATATCCTAAAACTGTTTCACCTGATGGATTAACAGTATCATTCTCAGATCAACTAGGTGGCTCTACTAAGCAATTATCAGGTACTGTTTCAACAGGTATTATGATTAAAGTAAGGCGGGCACCTGATGCCAATAGTATTTGGTTTCCTAACCATGGATTAGAAACTGGCGATCAGGTTTATCATTATTCTAACTCTACTGCAATATCAGGTTTATCTAATAACTATAAATGGGCTGTAGAGAAAGTAAATAATAATAGAATACGATTCCGTTGGCCTGATTATACTTACACAACAAACTTTGGTAACTACGGTAATGCTGCTGCAACAACATATGATTTCATATTACCTCACACTAATGTTGCTAGTGGAGATTATATACACGCAACTAATCATGGATTAAACAATGGAGATGCAGTTACTTATAACGCAAATGGTGGTGAACTGATACATCCACTTGTTGATGGTACAACCTACTTTGTACAGAATGCAACAACAGATAAGTTTCAATTATCTACAACCGCTGATGAAGTAACTGGTACTGCGGTAGATGTTCAACAAAATACTTCTTATATAACTGGTGCAGGTTTTTATTGGTATATGATTGGTCACCCATTTAATACAGGTGATCGTGTTAAATACACAAGTTCAAGTCCAGTAGAACCATTTAAATCTGGTGCATATTATTACGTTTACAAGCACACCGCTAACTATATTATCCTTCATCAAACTTATGATTCGTGTCTAGTAAATGATTATTATGGACAGATGCTTTCTACAAAACCTTTTTCTGGTACAGGAACATTTCAAAAAACAAACGTAGTAGATCTTGCTACTAAAGGTGTAGGCACACAAATCTTTAACGCAACTACACCGGGATCTACTGATGGTGTATATAAAATTGCAAGCATAGTTGATGACACTAAGTTTACATTTAATGCAGGTTCACAAATACAGGACAGGATTGTTAATTTCACACCTAATTCATCAGTATGGATAGAACAAGATGCAATAAGAATTCCCGATCATAATTTTGTAACTGGACAAGATATAGAATATAGTCACGGCAGTACTGGTACTGTTGTTACATATGCAGTAACTGTAGTTGCAGGTAAGTTTTATATCGATGGTGTACAACAACCAACACTAGAATTAAAAGAAGGACATAAATATATCTTTGATCAATCAGATGCAAGTAACGCAGGTGGAGGATCACACCCATTAAGATTTAGTTTGACATCTGATGGTACACATAATAGTGGTACTGAATATACAACTGGAGTTACAACGACAGGTACACTTGGTACTGATGCCAAAGTAGAAATAGTTGTTGCGTCTGGTGTTGCTACCTTGTACTACTATTGCTCCAACCATGCAGGTATGGGTGGTCAAGCAAACACACCTGCTATAACAGAAGTTGAAGTTGGTGGTTTAGCTACAAGAACAACTTACTTTGTTATTAGAGTAAGTCGCAACTGGATAAGATTAGCAACTGATTTAGCTAACGCAAATGCAGGTACATACATTACGTTGACATCTCAAGGCGATGGTTTACAACAATTAAAAACAGACAGTTTAGTTGGTGAGGTGATTGGTGGAGGAACAGTTAGTGCGGACCAAGGTTCGTTTACAGTTACAGGTACAAACACTAATTTCACATCATTTTTTAATACTGGAGATACAATATCTATTTACGCTACACCTACTAAAGAAGTTAAGACAGTATCTTCTATCAATACCAACACTTCTGTCTTTACAACTAGTCCTGCACATGGCTTGTCTACTGGAGACATGGTAATAATGGATGCAAGTGCTGCTCCTCCCGGAACAACAAATGGTAGGTTTTATTATGTAAAAGTTACTGCTAATACTACGTTTACATTGCATCCAACTTTAGCAGATGCTTCTAACGGAACTAATACTGTTGCTGTTACAGACGTAGGTAACACAGTTACTGTTTATAAATTAACGGACATTGGTAACACATATTCAAACACAGTAAAAGCTGTTACTGGTATAGGAAGTTTACAACTAGAAACAGCCCAAGCTGCCACAGTTGGTGACGGTGACTTTACCATTGGTACATCATTGTTGATGAGAGCAGATGGTTTTGCAATACATAGACCATACGATGGTGGTGTTGAACTAATACCAAGTAAAAACCCTGATAGTCGTATGATTAGACAGACTAGAAGATACTTTAGATATCAATCTGGTAAAGGTATACAGGTATCGTTTGCCGTTAACTTTAGTCCTTCAATACAAATAGATAGTTATACATCAGTAGGTACACTTGCAAATGTTAAAACTAGATACCCACATAGATTAGTTAGTGGTCTTTCAATTGTAATAACTGGAGCAGAAGAAGTATCTGGTCAAACAAATTATTGGAACGGCACGTTTACTGTAGGAAACATTGTTGACGAATATGAATTTCAAATAAACTTAACTAATACACCACACTCAGCGGCATCAGGTCCTCTTGGTATACCAGAATTTTATTTACAAAGTTGGACAGGTAGTGATTTAAGGTGCGGTTTGTATGACGATCAGAATGGTTTATTCTTTGAATACGATGGTTCTGTTATGAGTGTATGTAGACGTAATGCTACAACACAAATAAGTGGAGAAGGTGGAGTTACATTTAGATCAGGAACAGTTACTGGTGTTGGTACTAAGTACACAAAACAATTAAGTTTAAACGACAGTATTGTTATTAAAGGTCAGACATATATTGTTACTAAAATTAGTAGTGATACTAATATCAGTATTCTTCCTACTTATCGTGGAGTTTCAAACAGCGGTGTTGTAATTACAAAAGTAATGACTACCAAAGTTCCACAAACACAATGGAACATAGACAAATGTGATGGCACAGGACCTTCTGGTTTTAACCTAAATCCTGCCAGAATACAAATGGCATACATGGATTACAGTTGGTATGGAGCAGGTAAAGTAAGATTTGGATTTAAAGATAACCACGGCAAAGTATTTTATGTACATGAGTTTATTCATAACAATGTATTCCGTGAAGCTTACCTACGTTCTGGTAACGTGCCTGCTAGATACGAAATAGAAAATGTAGGAACACCAAGTTTCGTGCCAGCACTCGCCCATTGGGGAACAAGTGTGATTATGGATGGTGGGTTTGACCCAGATAATGCATATCAATTTACAGCTAGTTCACAGGATATCCAGATTACTGGTGCTAATACAATTACTGTTGGAGCTAACGCTGAGTACCAAGGTGATTACCATTTATATTGGAATAACGGATGGAGAAATATAGGTCGTGCATTACAAATACAAACACCAAGTTTCTTATATAATTCTGTACCAAACAACGTACCTATTACTGGTGCAAACTTAGGTAACAATGTTAGAACAAGAAACCCTTATACATATTATCAATTACCTGCACAACCATATCAAGTTAACCTAAGAACAAGAACAAATTATTGGGATTCATCTACTGAAGAATTTAGAAACTTACTTTTAATTAATCAACAACCTACAGGTACAACTAACACTAATTCAAACTACACAGTTACTGCATCTACCACAGGTGTTCCTGTTGTTTATGATGTACCACTTATAAGTATTAGACTTGCACCATCAGTTGATACAAACACTCCCGGTTTCCTTGGTGAACGTGAGATTGTAAACCGAATGCAATTAATTTTAAGGTCGGTTGGTATTCTATCTACTCACAACTGTACAGTTACGTTAAGACTAAACGCATTGATTACTAATACTGATTGGTCAAGAGTGGAGAATCCATCATTAAGTCAATTAATTTATCACAGTAACGTAGACCAAATATCAGGTGGTCTTGATATCTTTAACTTTAGAGCGCAGGGTGGTACTGGTTCTTCTGGAAGAACTGCTGTTGTTACAACACAGGAACTAGAAGGTGTTACTACGTTAGGTAACTCAATACTTGGTGGTAACAATGTGTTCCCAGATGGTCCTGACGTATTAACTATAGTCGCAAGGTTAAATGAAGACCCTTCAACAGTATCTCAAAGCAACCCATTTAACGTGACAGGTAGAATTTCTTGGACAGAATCACAAGCATAAATGGAAATTGAATTACCTGATCTGCCAGATTCAAGTGATTTAAATTTAACTATACCTAATACGGAATTTGATTTTCCAGTTGCGGAAGTCCCATATCTAGATCCAAGTCTTCTACCTTCTCTGGAACAGGTACAGGGGGGGCTTGCGGAAGATCAGGAATCTTCTGCTTCAGAAGAATCATCATCTTCAACGGAGGAAGTATCAGCAACACAACCACCGCAAGTACTGAACAACTTGCCAAAAACCACAGAAACTTTATCAAATGAAGAAGGGGTAGCTACGTTCAATATACCATTTATAAATTATGATTTCCCGGTACCTTCACCTGAAGTAATAGCAAGCTCTGTTATAGCTAGTGGTGTTAGTGCTACCGCTGCCGTCACAGGATCTATAATTCTTCAATCTATAATTAACCAATTAAAAAAGGTAATGACAAAAATATTTAAAAAGGTATTAAAAAAAGAAATTACTAATCGTCAAAAAGATCAGAGTTAGCCTTGACATAAGCTTTAATATTTATAACATCAGCACATAGGAAAGCCCATTCCGATTTGGGATTTATCATGTAGCCCGATGCGTGAAGTTGTTGACACTTTAAAATCCGCACGAGGTTTTTATCGTATATATTTTTTTCTAGTTCTTCTTTGGCTAGTTCTAGCTTTACGGTTGCTAAGTCTGAGCAAGTAGCATTGTCATTTCCTAGTGGTATCATCCAACTTAACTGGACTCCCCATCCTTGGTTAATAGTATAAGTAGGATTTTCTGCGTAAGGATTTTCTGCTTCATTGCCTGTATAAAATGGAGTGATTGCCATAGTAGGTTGGCTACAAACTAAAGCTCCAAACTGTTGTTTGCCTGTCATCCCATTATTTATATTCATATTCTGATTGATGATACTAGAGTTACCCACCGCATTTGGTTGGGCTATAACATCTGTATCTCCTTCTGCTCTTACTGGATTACTGGCTAAACACAGACAAGCTAGTGATAACGCTAGTGGTCGTAATGTCATCTGTTTGAGTTATCTGCTCGGTTAGTGTGGAAGCCGCTCGTGTAGTAGTTGATAAACTCCACGCAGCAGTATTATCTGTTGGTGTAAAGATAGCGTCTGTCGCTTCTATGCCACCACTAGTTGCTGACGTTACAGTAATGTTTGTACCTTCCCAAGTACTAAGTGCCGACCCATATTTTTCAGTAACTATAGTGCGATCTATAGTCTGAGTTATATTTTCAGTTTTATTACTAGATCCAGTAGTCCAAGAAGGCTGTACCCCATTGGCATAAGCAGATAATGGTGTTGCTAATAATAAAAGTAATAATAGTTTTTTCATTTTGCTGTAGCTTTTTTATTATTATCCTCTATCTTACTCTCTTTACTGTTATTATTGCCACCTTTTTTCTTATTCACAGAAATGCCGTAGCTACCTAAAACACCGCTAGTTAGTCCTGCGAGGAACGCTCCATCATTTCTAATCTTATCCATGTATCCAAGAGTCATCATTGCTAACGACCAGCAAAGAATCATAAACCTAACTCCATGACCAAAAATTTCAGCCCAATCAGTACCTTCTTTTTCTTCTTCTTTATCTGGCATAACTGCGTTTATTAGTCATACTATACATAATTACTGGTAAAGGCAATGCCTGAGATATATGGTGCATTAATAGGAGCATCTGTTACTGCACTTGTTATGGTTCTATCTAACATGAGCAGTAGAAGAGAACGTGATATCAGAGATATTTATTATAGACTTAATAAGTTAAGTGAATCTGTAAGTAGGTTGGAAGGACAAATCAAATAATATTTGCTATGTTTGGAAAAACAAACAAACTATGTACAAGCTTTTAAAACCTATACTATTACGCTTCCTCACAACGACAGGTTGTAAAAGATTAGTAATAGATTTATGTCGTGCATTTGTAACTCAGACCTCGAACACGTTGGACGATAAGTTAGTTGATCTGCTTGAGCAGAATTTATTTCCAAAATTAAATTAATGAATAAAGAAAAATTTCTCAACATTGAAATCGAAGAACCACCTGTAGAATTACAGTTGTCTGTTGAAATGCGAATAAGAGAGATTTTAAAAAGTGATGATTACGTTGGAGTTAAAAGGTATTGCACACATTTACTAAGACATCAAATGAGACAAGATGTATTTCTTGCAAGTTTGTTAGGAAGAATAATAGAACTTGAAGCTTTACTAGATAAAAAACATAGAGCAGATGAATTAAATACTATGGACAAAATAAGAAAGTTCTTTCATAATTAAAATAAAAGGAGATTATTATGCCAAAAGGTAAAGGGACGTATGGCACAAAAAAAGGTAGGCCACCGAAGAAATAAAAGGTGGTCTACTAGGCTCTAGTCTCTACCCCAAAATCTAGAGCCGATACCTCAGAGTGTTCTTCTGGTCTGCTC